TGTGGGTGGACAGTGAGACACGGATCGAGCAGGCCGTGGTGGCGCATAACGTGATGACAGGGACCGGACCAAAGGGTCTCTCCATCGGTTATAGCACTGAGGAGGCAGCAGAGGAGGTGGTCAAAGGCGAGCGCGTGCGCATGCTGATAAAAGTTGGCTTGTATGAAGTCTCTGTTGTGCCCTTCCCCTCTAACCCGGAGGCAGTTGTGGCGAGCGCCAAGTCATTATTAGTCGATGGGGCGGGCATCCCCATGGACATCAGGAAGTTTGAGCGGGGCCTACGTGATGTGGGCCTGTCAGCTAAGCAGGCCAAGGCACTTATCTCAGGTGGTTACTCTGCTCTGACTCGTGACGAGTCCGGAGATGGGGGCAGCCATGAGGGCCAAGGCGCCGACCGGGATGGTCAGAAGGACTTGCAGGAGCTTCACAATTCGTTTATTAATTTAGCATCAATTTTACGGAGTTAAGGATGGACCCAAAGGAAATGAAGACCGCGATCGACACGATTGGCGCGTCATTTGAGGAATTTAAGAAGACCAACGACTTGCGATTGAAAGAGATCGCGGAAAAAGGTGCGCCCCTTGCGGAGACCGAGGCCAAGCTGGCCAAGATCGACAAGGATCTGGGTGAGGCTCTTGCTATCAAAGAGCGCCTGGACCGCATGGAGACCGCTTTCAAACGCGGTGGCGTCAGTGAGGGCAACAAGAGTCTGGAACAGGCCGAGCTTGATACCAAGTATGAAGCTGCTCGGCACCTGTACCTACGCAAGGCCGACCCCTCAGCTCTTGAGGCCTTGGCCGCAGAGCACAAGGACCTCACGGTCCAGGACGACACCGAGGGCGGCTACTTTGTTGTGGCTGACCGCAGCGGTCGTACCGTCGGGCAGGTCTTTGAAAGCTCACCGCTGCGCTCTCTTGCCAGCGTGCAGACTATCAGCACGGACGCCCTTGAGGGCATCTATGACGACGATGAGGCCGGGGCGGAGTGGGTCGGTGAGACTGACAGTCCTACTGACACAACTACACCGAGTGTCGGTAAGTATCGCATACCAGCGGATGAAATGGCCACACGCCCGAAGGCAACCCAGAAGTTGCTTGAAGATGCAGAGGTCAATCCGGAAACATGGCTCCTGGGCAAGGTCCAGCGTAAGTTCGGCCGCTTTGAGGCCACAGCTTTCGTTACAGGAAACGGCGTTGCCAAACCACGCGGCTTTCTCTCGTATGCGGCCTCAGCTACTGCTGACGTGTACGAGCGCGGTACCATCGGCCAAGTCGGTTCCGGCGCGGTCGGCGCTTTCAGTGCTGACGGCATCGTGGATATGCTATACACCCTCAAAGCCGAGCATCGCGCCATGGCCACATGGGCCTGCAGTCGCACGTCCTTTGCAGCGATCCGCAAGCTGAAAGACGGCGAGGATCAATACCTGTGGGCTCCGGGTCTTCAGGCTGGGCAGCCGACCACACTGCTGGGCTTGCCTACGGCTGAGTTCAATGATATGCCGGACGTTGCCAACAACGCCCTGGCGCTGGCTTTGGCAAACTGGGAGGAAGCCTACCAGATTGTTGATCGCGTTGGTATGTCTGTCTTGCGTGACCCATACACAGCCAAGCCATACGTCGAGTTCTACGTGCGCAAACGCGTGGGTGGGGCTGTCATTGGCTTTGACGCCATCAAGATCATGAAGATAAACGCTGCCTAATGCCGGCTAACTGAACACAAGGGCCCAGCCTGACGGTTGGGCCCTCCTCTTCTCCTACATTCAACAGAAAGAAATAAAAATGCGCGACATACACAACAACCTTTTAATCACGGAAGTGCTGGCGGCTGCTGCCCCCGGTATCAGTGACGAACCTACCGCCGAAGTCGACGTGCAGGGCTATGACTCCCTTGAGTTCGTCGTCAGCTCCGTCGCGGACGCGGCCGGAACAGTCAAATTGCAGGAGTCTGACACGTCAGGCTCAGGCTATGCTGACTGTGCAGCAGATGATGTACTTGGCACCCAAGGTGTTGCTCTGGACAACGGCGAGGCAGTCAAGCTGGGCTACGTTGGCAGCAAACGCTATGTCATCGCCCTTATCAGTGTGACCACTGATGGCGTTGTCAGCTCCATCGCGATCCAAGGCCACGCCCATATCGCAACGGTCAACTAAGACAAGCGGAAGAATTTAGGGCCGTCCTGTTTAACCGCGGGGCGGCCTTTTTTCTACCATGCCAGCCGCTGAAGACATTACATGTGGAGCCTCTGTCCGTGTCCGAATGGACGACGGGACGGGCAACCTGGTCTTTATTGACGGCAGTCGCTCGGACGGCGCCACGGACTCGAATGACTATGTCGACACCACGAACAAGGACAACAGTCCGTGGCGATATGGCCTGGCTAACTGTGGGATCCGATCGGTCACGATTACCATCGTCGGCTTTGTCACCAGCAGCACAATTCAAGCGCTGCTCTGGATGCGTGCCCTGACGGGCACTATCCACACATTTGAACTGATTGACAGTATGGGCTTTTTCACAAAGGGAGCCTTTTTGGTACAATCAGCTGAACGGTCCGGGGAGTACAATGGCGCCGAGGAGATCAGCATAGTGCTGGCAAGCGCCGCACAGATTAAGACCGGGATATCATGTATCGCGACCGAATCGGACGACTCACTCATCACAGAAGATGGTGCCTTTATAATGCCAGAGAGCTTTTAACCCGGAGAGAACCTATGAGAATCCAATTAAATCAGGACTATGCCTACGCGCATGATGGTATCCACATCACTAAGTACCGTGCCGGGGAGCACGCTGATCTACCAGAACTGACGGCTTTACTCCTGGCCGACCGCGGTATGGCCACTTTATGTGACCTCACTGTGGAAGACTTCGAGACGGCTGTCGCTGTACCCGTTGCGCAAAAGCCCGCATGGCCAAAGCGCGATTTGTCGGTTGTCGCCAAGGAGCTGACCAAGTTACACGGCGTCGGCCCAAAGCTCGGAGCGGCTCTTGCCGAGGCCGGAGTGACAGGCTTTGAGGACCTGGCCGAGCTTGGCACAAACCCCGGCCTGTTTCTGAAGCTTGAGGAGATTGACGGGGTGAGTGCCGGCAGCCTTGAGTCATGGAGCCACGAGGCCTCACTGATACTGGACGAGGATTAGATGCAGCATGACGTAACAAACCAGCGCGTCCGGGTAGTTTCAGGGCCAGCCAACGAGCCTATCACCCTTGCGGAGCTTAAAGCCCAGCTTGGGATAACGGATACGGCACAGGACACATTTATCACGTCGTTGATTGAGCCTGCCCGCCTAATCGTTGAGGAGTACCTTGGCCGCAAGCTTATCTCACAGGGGCTTGAGCTTTTCATGGATGTGTGGCCCGGGGCCACACAAGACATCTGGGAAGGGTCACGACTAGGCTCCAGCAGCTCGCTTGTCGGACTGCGTGAGTTTGACCTGCCATGGCTGCCCGCCCAGAGTGTTGACGTGATATCGACCTTTAACGAGGATGACACCGAGACAGTCTTTCCAGCCACAAGTTACATCGTCGACGTGTGGGATCCGGATCTATGGGGCCGGGTGGTACTGCGCGACTCGTCTGTCTGGCCACCGAATTTACGGGAAGCCCGGGCCATCCGAGTACAGTACACCGTCGGGTATGGTGACGACGCGGAAGACGTTCCGTCCTCGATCAGACAGGGCCTTTTAATGGTTGCTGCATACATGTACACGAACCGAGGGGACTGCCCAAGTGACACCACCAAGTGCGTGGCCGCTGCCGGTGCCTCGGCAAGTCTGGCTTTCTACCGAGTAATGCGGGTCTGATGGCTTGCGAAGAGGTATGCGCCGGAGAGCTACGCCATGCGGTGAGCTATCAGGAAGCCATAAGGACGCCGAACAGCTCCGGCGGTACTGGCTCCCCTGTATGGTCTGAACAGGCTGTCCTTATGTGCAAGATCCGGGAGCTGTCAGGCAAGGAAGCCTTCATGCATCACCGGCTGGAAAGCCAAGCCGTCGCGGAATTCACAGCCAGATACCGGTCAGACTTAAAGACTGAGGGGCGTCTTGTCGTAGACGGGGAGTCCTTCAATATCCGCTGGCTGAACGATGTTGACCGGCGCAAGCGCTGGATCAAGATAGTCGCTGAGCGGGGGGTGGTGGACTGATGGGTCTCCGACTTAAAGCCGACGTGATAGGCCTCAAGGCCCTGAAGCGGGCCAATGATCGACGGAATAAAGCCGTCATGCTCAACGTCGTCAAGGCG